ATCAAGAATACATCTGAAAGACAGTTCAGACAGGAGTTTGAAACTGAATTTTTAGGTTCGACCAATACACTTATTTCTGGTATAAAACTGCAAACGATGGCATGGAGCCCACCGGTTGCCACCCATGATATGTTAAAAATCTATGAATATCCAGTCAAAGGTAATGATGAAGATAAAAAAGACCACCTATACGCAATTACGGTAGATGTCTCAGAAGGTAGAAATTTAGACTGTCAGTCATTTTCCGTATTTGATATTTCAACCACACCTTACAGACAGGTAGCCACTTACAACAGTTCATCGATTTCACCCATACTTTTTCCAACAGTCATTGTAAACGCAGCCAAATTATATAATGATGCGTATATTCTGGTTGAGATTAACAATAATCCTCAGGTTGCAGATATAATTCACCAAGACCTTGAGTATGAAAATCTCTGGAAAGTATTTACAGGCAATAAGAAACCTCAACAGTTGTCTGCTGGATTTGGTCGTGGTGTACAGATGGGTGTCAAAATGTCACCAGCAGTCAAAAGAATTGGTTGTTCCAATCTAAAGACTTTGATTGAAGGTGACAAACTAACCATACCGGACTTTGATACAATCTCACAATTAACAACATTTGTTGCAAATAAGACTTCTTTTGCGGCAGAAGATGGTGCAAACGATGACTTAGCTATGACACTTGTTCTTTTTGGATGGGCGGCAACACAGAAATACTTTAAAGAAATTGTAAATCATGACATCCGAAAACAAATACAGTTAGAAAATATGAATCAGATTGATGAAGAACTGGTGCCAGAACCTATTATTGATAATGGTTTACAACACTCATTTGAAGTTATGGACGGAGATTTGTGGGAATTGGCAGACGGATCAGACACTTATTCAAAATTTATTAAAGATGCCATGAGGAATCTCTAAATATGACCCATCATAAATATCATTATGGTATCTAATTGCCAAATAACATAATAATCAAGGAGATAATAAAATGGCATTTCAAATCTCTCCAGGCGTAAATGTATCTGAAGTTGATTTAACCACAGTAATACCTTCAATACTAACTACAGCCGGTGCCTTTGTTGGTAACTTCACTTGGGGTCCAGCAGAAACTATAAAAAATATCGATAGTGAGATTTCTTTAGCTGCAACTTTTGGAAAACCAGACACCAATACAGCAATTTCTTTTTTTGCGGCAGCAAGCTTTTTAGCATATGGTAATAATCTTAAAACAGTTCGTGCTGTTCGTGATTCTTGTTACAATGCTATATCAAATGCAGGCGGTTCATCTACACAAATTAAAAATGAACAATCTTTTGATGCCTCATATTTAAATCAAAATAACGCAAATGCAATTGGTCCTTTTGCAGCAAAATATCCAGGTGCATTAGGTAACTCAATTTCTGTTTCTTTATTAGACGCTGGCGGCACATTTAGCACTTGGACAGTAAATAGTGTTGGTGTTTCATCTTACTTTACTGGTGCACCTGGTACATCTGTACAAGCTACTGCTGCAGGTGCAACAAATGATGAAATGCATATTATTGTTACTGATGCTGGCGGCGCAATTACTGGTACAAAAAATACAGTTCTTGAAGTTTGGCCCTATCTTTCAAAAGCATCTGATTCGGTTGATCCTTTAGGAAACTCTAACTATTATAAAAATGTACTTTATAGAAGTTCAAAATACATTTATGCAGTTGATCCAGTAGACTACGCAAATACTGTAGCTACCTGGGGTCAAACTATGAGTGGTACAACATTTAGAACAGTCGCCGGAGCTCAAACTTATCGTTTGTCAAAAGGTGCTGATGCAACTCCAACTGATGCAGATTATCAAAATTCTTGGGACAAATTTACAAACGGTGAAGAAGTTGATATTTCTTTAGCTATAACAGGAAATGCTTCTGTAACAGTTCAACAATATGTTATCGATAATATTGCAAATGCAAGAAAAGATTGCGTGGCGTTTATTTCTCCACCTTCTGCTTCTGTTGTTAACAATGCAGGAGATGAATCTGACGATATCTTAACTTGGTTTGGTAATTTAAATCGTACTTCTTCATATGTTGTTTGTGATTCTGGTTGGAAATATACTTTTGACAAATATAACAATGTCTATCGTTGGATACCACTAAACGGTGACATTGCAGGTCTATGTGTATATACAGACAACGTGCGTGATCCGTGGTTCTCACCAGCAGGTTTAAATCGTGGATTTATTAAAAATGTTGTTAAACTTGCATGGAATCCAAATAAATCTGAAAGAGATGCCTTATATTCAAAAGGTGTTAATCCAGTAATATCGATGGCAGGTTCAGGTATAATTTTATTTGGAGATAAAACTCTACAAGATAAACCATCAGCATTTGATAGAATTAACGTTAGAAGATTGTTTATCGTTCTTGAAAAAACAATTGCTCGTGCAGCAAAATATTCATTGTTTGAATTTAACGATGAATTTACTCGAGCTCAATTCGTAGCTTTGGTAACACCATTCTTGCGTGATGTTCAAGGTCGCCGTGGTATCTATGACTTCCGTGTTGTGTGTGATCAAACAAATAACACACCACAAGTTATTGATTCTAACCAATTTGTTGGCGATATCTACATTAAGCCTGCTCGTTCAATCAACTTTATCCAGTTGAATTTCGTTGCTGTTAGAACTGGTGTTGATTTTAGTGAAGTCGTTGGTAGATTCTAATAAATAATTCAACGATATAGGAGAAAAGAATGGCATTCAATGTAGCAGAATTTAGATCAAATATGATAAATGACGGCGCACGCCCAAATTTATTTGAAGTGACTCTAACAATTCCAACAGTTGCAGACAACGCAATCGCAGCAGCACAAAAATCTGTTTTTATGTGTAAAACTGCACAGTTGCCAGGTTCCACAATAGGTCAAGTACCACTCTATTACTTTGGTCGTGAAATTAAATTTGCAGGCAATCGATCATTTACAGATTGGACAGTTCAAATTCTTAACGATGAGGACTTTACAATTCGTAACAGTATGGAATCTTGGATGAACGCAATTAATAGTCACTCAACAAATTTGCGAAATCCAGCTGCTAGAGGACCTGGCGGTTATACTGTCGATGCAGTTGTTAAACAGTTTGCAAAAACTGGTGAAATTTTAAAAACTTATAGATTTGTTGGTATGTACCCATTAGATTTGGCACCAATTGATTTAGATTGGGGTTCAAATGATACCATTGAAGAATATGCGGTAACCTTTGCATATCAATGGTGGGAATCAGACACGACAAGCTAATTTTATTATACTACAGAAGGGGCTTCGGCCCCTTCTATTATGCATTTTTTGATTTGGATATAAAACAATATGGCAAATAAATTTTCACTCTTTGGTTTTAGCATTGCACGAAACAAATCTGAACAAGATGAGGAAGTGCAACAATCTTTCACGCCTCCATCAAACGATGACGGCGCACTTACTATTACTTCTGCCGCTTATTATGGAACATATGTTGATCTTGACGGCACAGCAAAAAATGATGTAGAACTTATTACACGATATCGTGAAATGGCAATGCAACCAGAAATTGAATCTGCCATCGATGATATTGTTGGTGAAGCCATTTGCCAAGATGATAACGGAAAAACAATTGATATAGTTTTAGATAGTTTAAAACAACCAGATAAAATTAAAAATTCTATCAAAGAAGAATTTAAAACTATATTAAGATTGTTAAATTATAAGAATATGTCACAAGATATATTCCGTAGATTTTATGTTGATGGTCGTTTATTCTATCATATGATTATTGACCGTGAAAATCCAATGCAAGGTATTAAAGAACTACGTTATGTTGATCCACGCAAACTTAGAAAAGTTCGTGAGATTAAAAAAGTAAAAGATCCAAATACCAATGTAGAAATACAAAAAGTGGTAAATGAATATTACATTTACAATGATAAAGTAACAACAGGAACATCATCTAATTTCGGTCCTGTTGGAGTTAGAATCACAACAGATTCTATTGTAAATGTGTTATCTGGTCTAATGGACTCACGTAGAGCAATCGTTCTTTCTTATCTACACAAAGCAATCAAACCATTAAATCAGTTGCGTATGATTGAAGATGCAACTGTTATCTACCGTATTTCTAGAGCACCAGAACGCCGTATATTTTACATCGATGTAGATAATCTTCCTAAACTAAAGGCAGAACAATACCTGCGTGATATTATGGTCAAGTATAAGAACAAGCTTGTTTACGATGCAAACACAGGTGAAGTTCGTGATGACCGTAAGTTTCTATCGATGATGGAAGATTTTTGGTTGCCACGCCGTGAAGGTGGAAAAGGTACAGAGATTGATACATTACCAGGTGGACAAAACTTAGGTGAACTAGAGGATGTTAAGTACTTTGAAAAGAAACTATACAAAGCACTTTCTGTTCCTGTTTCTCGTTTAAATCCAGAAACATCAGGTTTTTCTCTTGGTCGTTCAAATGAAATTACCCGTGATGAATTAAAGTTTTCTAAATTTGTAGATCGTTTACGCAACCGTTTTTCTGATCTTTTTGATCAAGCATTAAAGACACAATGTATTCTCAAAGGCATTTGTACCAAAGAAGAATGGGAAGAATTTAGAGAAAACATTACGTATGATTTCATCAAAGACAATAACTTTAAAGAACTTAAAGAAGCTGAATTAATGAAAGAGCGTCTTGGTTATTTACAGTTACTTGATGTATATACTGGTCGTTATTTCTCACAGACATGGATACAAAGAAATGTTCTGCGATTTACAGACGATGAAATCAAGACGATGCAAGAAGAAATGGATGAAGAAAAAGAAGCAGGACTTGGATTACCAGTTGGTGTTACCAACGATGTGGCACAGGCACAACTCATGGCACAAGTACCAAGTCAACCAACACATCCAGATGACATTCAGGCACAACAAGATTTAGCCGCAGCACAAGCAAAACAATCTTCTACTAATGAAGAAAAAACTTTTCATAAGTTAAAACGCATATTATAAATATTTTGATTGAGGAACTATTATGACAGACATTACTAAACAAATTGTTGATTATGCACAAAATGATGATGCCGTTCAATTTAGACAGGCATTATATTCTTCTATTCACGATAGAGTTACTGCACATTTGGATGCAGCAAAACAAGCAGTAGCACAAAATTATTTTAATAGCAGTGAAGAAGAAGTAGATGAACCAGCAGAAACAAATATTGAACCAGATTTAGCAACTGCACAGGACACACCAGTTGAAAACACTTAAGCAACTTAGAACTGAAGCAGTATATTCAACTATGGAACCTCCATCTGTATTATTGATGAAAAGAGTTTCTGTTAGGCAGTTTGCTGATGGTAGTAGAGTAGCTCTGTACCGTATAGACAAATTAAATAAATATGTAACAATACCATATGGCAATTTAGCTTGGTCTGGCCAAGCGCCAATACAAGCAGAGGAAACAGAGGAATAAAAAATGGCAAACAGATTTTCTTATCAA